CCACTTGGGCCACCAAATCCAAACGCATCTTTGATTGCGTCAGTTACCCCAAGTTCTTGAGCGCCATATGGAACAGCGGCAAGCAACGCCTGTGCATATTTTCCATGAGCTAATGCATCACCTACGTTTGCAGCAACAAAGGCGGGTTGAAATGGACTTGGAATAATCGCCCCAGCCTTCATAATAAACTGGCCAAGCGGGTTATCCCTCAAAAACCCATGAGCGCGAGGACTCCACTGAGGCTCAAAACTAATTTTGCCGTTGTCATCAGCTCTTAAATGAAAAAATATATCTCCGTCTTTAACTCCAGCCTCACCGTTTTTAATTATTCCCAAACGAGCTGGGTTGATTTTTTCCCCTGTCTCTTTGTTAAAGAACTCTTGCGTCTGATTTCCAGTTGGAACTGTTTGACTCTCAGTATGCCAACCAGCATCGCTACCATCTGGTATGTTGATGTCAACAGTTTGCATTTCTGGAATTTGCCTTACACCAATGTTCTTAGTGCTGCTGACGCCTTGATTCAGAAGACCTTCAGCAATAGCTCTAGCTTGTGGGCTATCCCCACCAAACTCTGCAAGCAAAGGGCTTAATTGTTTAAGTTTTTCAGCTTGCCTTTTGTCATCTTCTATTTTGTTTTTTGAAAATTCAGAATTTGGATTGGCAAGCTCCGATTCTATATTTTGTTTTAATTGGTCAAGATTAAAAGTCATGATTACGCCGCTGTGTTACTAATTAAAACGCCTTGCAAAATTAAACCAACAGAGTGTGTTCCTGATGCGGTTGAAAATTGCCACTATTATCCCACTCTCCAATTGGTACCGTCTGAATACACAGGCACTTTGGTTGATCCGCCACCGGCTACTGTAGTGCCAAATGTGGAAACAGAAGAATCCGTTACAAACGCTCTAGATCCGACTCCGGCAGTAGATGCACTTGGCAAATCGGCCACAAGCATAGGGACATTGGCGTTTAGTTGCCCTATAATTTTATCAAGCTGATTGAAGTACAACCGTAAAACGTTGTTAAGCTGATCGCTATACCGCCGGTCGTATACTCTTGGCGCAAGCGGTAAGTTAGGTGCAACTACCTGAGAAAACTCATTGTTAGCTGTAACAATATAACTCATCGTCTGCCATCCGGTCTAATGTCAAAGCGTGGCGCACCCAACTGCCACGAAGTGTTAATTTGGTTAGATCCAACTTTAAAAATCATCTGCCGCCCTCGCACTCGAGTGTAGATGATCCCCGTGAATTCTTCAGTAATACTATAAGCCGCTATCTTTGTTACGTTTGCACTTGCAGGAGTACCAGCGCCAGACCCAGAGTTCAACAGCGGGTACAGTGTCATCGTAATCTTTGCCGCGTCTCCACTATTAGGATCGTTTGACGATTCATTAAACGTCAAATCAGGCAAAACTCTCCATACATAACCAAAGTTATGCCCATCACCAATGTCAAATTCTGAGGAAGAAATATAAGCATCAAGAGCAGCAGTATCTCCTGTTGCGTTATCGTTTATACCGTACTCATGGTTAACAATGTTAGGGACGTATGTTGCCGCTTGGGGGTAAGGTCTGAGCCCCGAGTCGAGCCATGCGGTTCTGGCCATAGTTCCGTAGTACCAAACTTGTTCAAGATAGTTGTACACCACATACTTATCAATGGTTGTGCTGTTTTCTGAACAGTAAAACCACCACACTTCATTAAAACCTTCGTTTGTGCCAGCAAATATCTGTTGAACTTGTCCAAGGTTAATATCCGAAAATACAAACTTACGAAGATCACAGTTCAATGTTTGAACTCGACCATCGTACATGTAGAACTTGTCCACGCCCATCCAGTAGATCACACCAGATGCTACAACCGCAGCATTCTGGCTCATGATAGAAATGTTATCTCCTAGCAACTGCGACCCCCAAACCACCGGGACACCAAGATACTGCAAGGAGTACACCGTCGAATCAGTAAAAACCACAATCTCTTGACGGGTTTGAACCGCAGTAACAATGTTTGAGCCGTGAGATAGCTGAACGCTTCCAGCTTGATTAGTAGCATCTGGCGACCACTCAAGGATGTTGTCTTGGTCAGACCATCTAACCAACATTGGATTCTGAGTGACCGATCCGTAATCATTACACCCAAAAGCAAACACAAACCTGCTTGTGTCTGAAACAAACAAATAGTTTTGGAGTGTTGGAACATCAACTAACAATGATATGTAAACTGCTGTTCCAGTCGTTGAAACATTTACTTGATTACCATTGTTATCAAGTAAGTTAGCCGTTAAACCATTGACATTAAACAAATAGTAAGTTGTTGCAGCAGTTATACCAGTTGGCAATGCCGTCCCAGCAAACTGGACCGCCGTCCCATCAGTCAATAAACTTGTTAACGTGACTACTGCCGGAGAACCAATAGCAAACGTCACGGTTCCACCTTGAGTGTTGAGTGTTACACCCCGAGTGGTTACTCCGTTGTTTGCTGCCCAATAGTAGATTGCTCCAGACCTTGGACCAAACACCAAATCCTGACCAAAGTTGTTTTGACTCCAAATTCTTAATGAAACAGTTCCTGTTCCACCGTTACCCCAAGTACCTGAACTCCACGGACCCGCACCCCATCCAGAAAAAGCTTGTTGGATTTCGGTTCCCACACTAATTTGATACGCCGCAGATACAGCAGCACCACCAGTTGCCGGAGCAGGAACAGCGGCAGTGATTGTGTAAGAATTTGAGTCTATAACCGTGAGTTGAAACTCAGCGTTCAAAGTAGTAGCGTAAGCTCCAGTGACTCCGCTAAAAGTAACAAAATCTCCAGTAGAAGCACCGTGAGATGAAGCCGTTACCGTAACTGTCGTACCGTTACCCAAAAACGGATTGGACCCAAGAGTAGTAGTTACCCTAATTGGGGTGACATCGTAATACGTTCCTCCATTTTCAATGTAAAACTTTAGATTTGTACCCAACGCTAACAAATCTGAATTTGTTAACGTTGTCCAATTCCACATTGACCGACAAACACCAAGAAACGTATTACTTGAGATGCGCTGCCATCCGCCTATAACTTCAGGTGTGCCTTGACGAAATCGCACTTTGTCAGACTCAAACCATCCCCCCTCGTTGGTGTACCGAGTGTTTTCCCGGTTGACTCCGGGCTTAAAGACGATTTTTGATAACGGCATTATTTGCTCGCAACGCCCTTATGCTTCTCAAAGCTACGCATCCCACCAAACCCAAGAAGGCCAGCAAGCAGCGTCATAAGTTGTTCAACATCGAGGTCCGGGGGCGGAGTCAGACCTTTAGGTATGATATCGTAACCTTGACCAAAAGCCCATAGCCACTGCATCAATGGGTAGCCAAGGAATTGGTAAGCCAGACCGAAAACCCCAACCCACCCAACAGCAGGACGCCAGCCAGAGACAAAAACATTAGAAGAAGCTGCTTCAACTTTGTTAATCTCGACCTGTGCCAGATCGGTTGCTTGATCAATCTTCTTTTCCTCCAGATCGAGTTTCCGTTCCTCGAGCGCCATCTGGAGTCTCTCTTTGTCGGTGGTAATGAGGTCACCGGCAACCTTACCCACGCCTTCAATTATGCTCCCTATTCCAATTAAGTCCATTATTTAAGTCCTTGCAAGGTTCTGTTAATCCACCCAAGCAAGAACTTGGATTGCCCTCTATCTTTGTTACAAATGGCGGCGTACCGTCCAATTTTGGCAAGTGCGTAAGATGGAACAAACTTCTCCGCCGTACAGATGTTAAGTCGTTCAACCGTTTTAGCACCGATAGCACCATCTGGCGCAACCCCTACAATTACTTGGGCAAGTTTGGCTGCGACCCCGACTCCGGTGTTGACGGCAAAGTTGAAGATGGTTTCCGCGATAGATTGGTTCGTAAGCTCGTCACCTCGGATACGATCCCAAAAATTAACTTTATAGAATTCGCGGACCAAAGGCGTAGCCGACCCAAAGTCTTTGCGGTCGATGTGCTGCCATCCTGCCCAGTCTGGGTTTGGTTTTCTTGCGATGCCTGCATACGTCTGTCCTCCCCGGTCACCCGGAATGTCGGTTAGTTGGTATCCACCTTCATCGTGGATCATCTTCTCAAAAGCGGGATTAAAGTCAGCCATTTTTTCCCTTGTTTATTTGTTCCCACGCGGCCTTCATCTTTTCTTCCAACACTGCAACCCGCAGGTCAAGTTTGGATAACACAACGATAAGCGTGATGATCGCTAACAAAACCGGCCATGCTTTGAAGAAGAGGTCAATCACTTCCATCATTTCCTCGCCATGCGGTCTTCAATGATGCTGATGTGCTTTTGGTTTTCGTGGATCATGTCGCGGTTGTGCTGAATTTCTTTCTCAAGGTCTTGCCTAAGTTTCTCCCGCGCTAGTTCAGCCCCGGAGTTCACGGCTTGCTTGTTGTCGCTGGTGACAACAAGGGAAATCTTAGCGTTGAGCACCGTCACATCGTGCGTCAGTTTATCGAGCGCACTCATCAGGTACACAACGCAGGTAAAGAGAATAGGAAGCACCGCAAATGCAGTCTTCTCAATGAGTTGACTCTTGGCTTCTAACTTTTCAGTCATGATTTGGCCTCCAACTCCTTAACACGGGCGGTCAGTTCTTGCACAGCTTTGATGAGCGGGGCAATCAGTTCTTCGTAGCCAATCGACATGACATCTTGACCGCCTTTAATTTTATGGTCTTGGTACCCACCAAAGTCGATACCCTGCGCGTCAACAACGGCTTTGACTTCTTGAGCTATTAGACCGTGGTGAAACCGGCTTCTCTTTTTGCTGCCGTCGTGGGTGATGTTAGATAAGTCACAAGCTTCTACCCATGCCGCTTTCGCAATTTCGTATTCCGCCAGCGCAGTTTTATATTCGGGGTCTTCGGGGTCTTCGGGGTCTTGGGGAATTTTTGGCATCGGAGGTTTGTAGTCATCCCGCATGTCCCACTTGTAGTCAACAGGACGAAGAGCGTTAATAAAATTAAGGCCAAGCTGCGTGTCTCGTACATCCGCTTTATCGCGGATATCTGAGCGGTTCTGAACCGTCCCATAAGCATAGGTAGTTGTTGAAGAATTCCCAAGTTGAACTTGGTTGCTGCCAGTTACGTCTGTTAAGTATCCCAGACCAGCACAATTACTATATGTCGTAACATTTATAAACGCGCTATAACCAATTGCAGTATTATTAGCCGCCGAGGTACTAGTCGTACCAGAAAGCGCGGCTCCACCTATAGCAGTGTTGCCAGCACCTATATCACCTACGGTATTACCTCCAGCGGTCCACCCAACAAAAGTATTATTGTTAGTTGTGGCAAGTGCAGCTCCACTAGCCCTGCCAATCACAGTATTCTGGGATCCTGTAGTAATACCAGTACCCGCTGTATGCCCAATCACTACGTTACTAATTCCACTGGTCACCCCCAAACCCGCTGAATGCCCTATAGCAGTATTAAAGGATCCAGTAGCGGCACTAAGTGCGTAATACCCAACCGCAACATTGCTGTTACCACTAACATCAGCCGCAAGTGCACTAGTTCCTACGGCAGTATTACTAGCCCCATTCATAAGTGAATTTCCCGAGTAAGCACCAACCGTAACGTTGTTACTACCCGTAGAACTAGTAGTTGCTCCAGCAAGATAACCAAATACAGTATTAGCCGTTCCGGTTGAAATACCCGAACCAACATTTAAATTATTAACAGTAGTATTTCCGCTAATGACAGGGGTGGTAATTGTTGGGCTGTTTGAAAGAACTACGTTTCCAGACCCTGTAGAAGTTGTTACCCCAGTGCCGCCGTTGAGTACCGCCAAGGTGCCAGTAGCTTGGTTAACTGGGATACTTGTACAGTTTGCTAAGTTTCCACTAGCCACATTCCCAAGTACTGGGGTGGTCAAATTTGGGGAAGTTGAGAGAACTACGCTTCCAGATCCTGTAGCAGTTGTTACTCCCGTGCCGCCGTTGGCTACGGCTAAAGTGCCAGCTAAAGTAATAGCACCTGCTGTTGCAGTGTTTGGGGTAAGTCCGGTAGTTCCCCCAGTAAAAGTTGTAACCCCACCACCCCCACTACCCCCAGAATACTGGGGAATATTAAGAGTGTTACCTACAAATGTTGCAGCCCCGGAAGTACCGGTTGTGGTGAGTGTTATGGGAGCTTGATAGTCCGACCCTGCCGAAGCATTTGATAGCGCCCCACCAGAGTTGGCTTTAAGAATTGCGGTGCCAGACGGAGGCGCTAAATAATCTGTGCCAGCGGTTGCGTTTGACAATGCCCCACCGGCGTTTGCTTTAAGAATTGCAGTCCCAGTTGGTGGAGCTAGATAGTCCGATCCAGCAGTTGCCGCGCTAAGTGAAGTGCCATTACCCTTTACAATCCCGCTGACTGACGTTGTAAGTGTTAGGGCTGGGGTTGCTCCGCCTGAAGAAGTCCCAGCAAATCCGTTAGCAGTTGCAATCGAAATAGTTGAAACACCACTACCTCCAGAAACAGGTGCCCAACTCATTACTCCAGCAGTTGTGCTGGTCAAAGCGTAACCACTCACAGCAGGCAACCCTGTTGGAAGCGAGTACGACTGAGTTCCAGCAACAGCCGGAGCAGCTATTGTAATTGAACCGCTGGATGATCCATTGTAAACAGTCGAAGTAAACGTGCCAGTGTTTGCTGTTGTTGCCCCAACCGTACCGTTAATGTTAATTGATGCCGTTCCGGTAAGGTTTGTAACCGTTCCACCAGATGGAGTGCCTAGCGCACCACCGTTGACAACAAACGCACCAGCAGTTCCGGTGTTAACACTTAATGCAGTCAAAACCCCAGTGCCAGTTGTAACCGTAGCAGGAGCAGCGCCAGCACCGCCGCCAACTACAAGAGCATTAGCCGCTAATGCAGCCGAGGATGCCCAAGTCGTTGCGCTGTTAAAATAAGGAACCCCGCCGCTTGTACCGGCGATTGTAAACGCAGGGGTTGTAGTCGGCGTTCCAACCGAAACAATCCCACCGGTCCAGCCAACGCTTGTTACTGTTCCGGATGCTGTACTACTGGATAATTTAACAAAGTCAGACCCATTCCACGCGCAGAGGGCTTTCTCTCCGGCAATAATTGTAATTCCAGTTGTAGGACCTACTCCGCGTAACACAATCGACTGCGTACTGCTAGCATTTATAACAATGTACGCTTTACTTTGCGCTGGGGCAGTGATGTATCTAGTTACTGTCCCGGCAGCGGTCCATAAAATGATTGCTTGTCTTGCTTGGTTTGCAGCTTCTATTGTAGTTGTTAAGGTTGCATCACCATCAGTTGACAACGTTGTAGTGCCTGCAACCGCTGAATCAAGTAACGATGTGATTGAGTTGTTAACAGTGGCACCCCAAGCACCAGTCAAAGATCCGGTGGTTGGAAGAGCAAGACCTAAAAGAGGGGTTGCCATATCAATCCTTTACTATGTTGGGGTGCCAGTCCATCCCGGAGTTTGGGGGTCTGTTACATTGTTCCAAACCGGACTTTGCGTTGTGCTGATTGTAGACCAGTTTGGGATTTGCTGATCATTAATTATTTCCCACGCCAACCTAACTTCAGCCATTGCTTCGCCGGTTGCGGCTTCAGAAACGCTAACTAAGAGAGATAGCCCACCAATATTTTGATCTTGGGCGGACAGACTTTCAACTACTGCAATCTTAAAAGATCCAGAAACCCCTAAGCTTTCTAGGCAGGCAGCAATTTCACTGATTGTTACAAAATAAGCTAGCGAACCTACGTTAGAGTCTACACCGGAGGCCGCCTCTGATATTACTGCCGTAAACAAAATGTTACCGACAGCAAGGTCTGCGGCGGAAGCAGCCTCAACAGCGCTCACAACAAATTGAGCAAGAGAACTTACTTGGTCTGACCCAGTAGCAGATTCAGAAATAACTGGGTTTAATATTAAATTTGCATTAGTGCTATCTACTAAAGCAGATGTTTCTGAAATATTGAGCGAGAATAAGACTGCTGCAATTAAAGAGTCAATTCCAGAAGCAGTTTCAACAATAGTAAGGTTAGTTACAATACTTCCAAACGAAACTTCTAAGGCTGACGCTGTTTCGGATACATTTGTAATAAACGTAGCAATTGTATCTGCTACGTCTGCTGCATTAGCAGCCTCGGAAACCGCGTAATTATAATTAAATCCCGCGTTTGTAGAATCTAAACCGGCGGCAAGTTCTGCAATAAATCCACTAAGAGTAAAAGCAGCGTTTGATTGATCTAATGCACTAGCAGATTCAACTGCGGCTATATTTAGTATTGCGGTATTGCTTGTAGCGTCTAAACCGGAGGCAGATTCCGAAACTATCGTAGACAGTGTAACGGTAGTTGTTATTGTGTCTAGGCCGCTTGTTGACTCTGAAACACTTAAATTAAAACTTAATGAGGCACTTTGGCTATCTATTGCGCTTGCCGCCTCGGACAAAGCTGAAGCAAAAATTGCAACTGAATTTATAGCGTCTACGCCAGAAGCAGTTTCAGAAACAGCCCTGCTAAACACTAGTCCAGCAGTTATTGCATCAATGCCTGACGCCGCTTCGGAAATAATTGTACCGTACGCTATCGTAGAGCTGATTGAATCAACCCCAGAAGCACTTTCTGAAATACTTCCGCTTTTAATTAAAACAGAACTTATAGAATCTACGCTGGACGCTGCTTCAGTAATAAACGAAGTATCAGAGGGTACGGCCTTAGATATTGTGTAAGTAAGGACAATTACGCCGTTGTAATACGGATAAGCACTTGCACCGTTACCACCGCCACCGGGCGCTCCGCCGGGAGTTCCAAAGTTAGAAGAAGTAATACCAGCAGAACCGCCACCGCCTCCGCCCGGACCCCAAGCTGTACCTGTACCAGAGTCGGTCCAGATGGACTGCATACCACCAGCGCCACCGTTCATAAAAGTGCCGGTTGTATTTTTACCGCCACCCCCACCACCGCCGTTAGTTCCAGCGCCCGCATTTACTGTTGCAGTTGCGGCGGACCCGCCTCCAGTCCCTCCGTTTCCACTACCACCAGCACCGGCTGTAGTAGCGGTTGGCGCTGCTGTACCAGCAGTTGAAGATCCTCCGTTAGACCCACCACCCCCACCAGATGATGCAGACGCAGTTGTATTAGATGCAGCGCCGCCAGCTTTACCAGCGCCAGACGGACCAGCGGCTCCGCCGCCTCCACCCACTTTTCTAATACCACCAGTGGTTCCAGCGCCGGTACCACCGTTACCACCACCATAAGTAGCAAAACCAACAGAAGAAGTTGTCAGTCCACCAATATCTGCTTGGGCACCTGCGGCTCTAATACCGGTAGCGGGGAGACTTGGCGGTGTATTTGCCGCAATATTAAACCAGACATCTCCGGAACTTCCGCCAGTAACATTGTTATAATAAGCGTTGGTATTATTTAAAGAGCTTACAGTAACTGCTACTGTAGCATAAGCTCCACCGCCGCCACCTTTATACGGGTTTGTTGATAGATTGGGAAGGCCACCATTTCCAATACCGTGTAGGGTTATGGTATCAACACCATATGGAATTCTATACGGAACCCCTGTTACGCCAGTAAATCCAACTTCGCTTAATACTTCTGTATACGAATTGCTAATAGTTACTGATGGCGTATAGGTAACAATTATAAGCCCGCCGCCAGAATTGTAAAAATTAGAAAGCCCACCCCAACCATAACCGCCAGACGGACGAGTGTTAAGTCCAATAGTACCTACAAAACCACCATTTCCACCACCGGGGCCGTATTGATTCCCCGCGTAATCTGTATAAACTAAATCCGTAGATCCGTATCCTTGATTGGCAGAACCAGTTGCTCCGCCACCACCACCACCATCAGTTCCGTTTGTACCCGAACTTCCAGATGCTCCGCCACCCGCACCAAGTCGATTATTACCACCAGACCCAGCCGTCCCCGCCGAACCTCCGTTTGCGCCACCACCTCCACCTATGGTCCCACCTAAATACCCACTCCCCCCGTTTCCATTTGGACCGGCAGCGCCACCAAAGCTATACCATCCATTTGAACACCCGCAACTAGAACTATATACAGCATAGCCAGAACCGCCAGAATATCTTGTATTTCCAGCCCCGGCAGATGACTGCCCACCAAGAAAAGCTCTACCACCAGTATCGGTAGCTGCTTCAGCCCCCTTTGCCAAACAGCCGGTTGTGGGAGAGGAGGAAGCTGCGGGTGCTCCCGCTGATGTGTTAAACCAAGTATCTCCGGGAGTCGTACTTCCGCTTACTCCACTCCCAACGTTAATATAAACTAATTGAAGTGGTGTAACAGAAATAGAAGTTGTTTTTGAATACGCCCCACCACCAATGCCACCTGCACCTATACACTCAACAGTTATAGTTCCCGAACCAGCGTCAACTGGAACTCGCCAACGCCCATTCCCGGTTGACGTAATGGCAATTCTTACAGTAGGCATTAAATTACTTCGGGAGTTACTTCATTAAGTAACGCGCCGTTAGGCACAACTTCTTTTCCATTCCAACTATACCCTTCGGGAACAGGTATAAGAGTCCAAGTC